ACTTTTTCTTCTTCTTGGCCTTTTTCATCTTCTTTTTGGCTACTAAGCCTTTTTTCTTAAGATACGCTCGTGGCATTTGTTTACCTCCAAAGTGAGAGAGGGGGCCGAAGCCCCCAATCTATTAGCCCATGACGATTGCGATACCGTCTGAGTTCCATGCTTTGTAACCCCAAACAGCGCCGACTTGGATCATTGCTTTGTTGAAGCCTTTATAGACAGCAACTTCAAACACTAGGCCTGATGTTGGGTCTTGTACGATTAGCACGTCCTCTGCCGCGTCACCGCCTGTTGGTTTCGCTGGAGCGCGCATAACCAATTCTAGAGCCGCTTGGTGCATCAGAACGTTTGCAGTGTAGTTGTTGCCTACAGTGATTGCGTTGTTGTCAGCAATAGCTACTCGTGCGCCTGTGTCGCCGATAACTATGTTACCACCTGTCAAATCAGTATTGACGACGTATTTGTTAGTGGTGTCAGCCGCAAATGTGATTACGTCACCTGCTATGATTGTGCCTGAACCGCCATCAACACCGATTGTTGTGTCGCCAACTGAAACCGCACCATTAACCAAACGGCTTGCGCCTGTTCCTTTTGTGTGCGCCTGAACTTGACCAGACTCTTTGACCATTACGCCCATAAGGTCTAGCAATGTACCACGGCGCAACAACTCTTCGTTACCAGAGGTGTTAACTTGGTTTAGAGTTGAAAGGTTGCGTAGGTTTGTGCCTGCGGCTGTATTTACAACCAAAGACGAGCGACCATCGTTTGTTGGCATACCGTTGTCAGCCAAGATTTGACGACCTTCTGCAATAACGTTGAAGTTAGAGCCGAAAGGTGTTGTGCCTGCTGTACCAACCGCACGTGAAGCGTTTTTATATGCTTCCTCTGCTAGGTCTGCTTCCATTTCGTTTACAAGTGCTCGCATCGCTTGCTGGATTTGCGCACCGTAGACTGTCTCGTAGCCTGCGCCACCGTCTAGGAAACGTACGTCTTCACCTGTGTATGGAATTTGAACACCGCGCTGGTTTGTCAGCGTTAGTGTTTTGTTAGTCAACGCCTGATCTGTACCTTCAGGGATTGTCATCGATGGTGAGATGTCAACCGCTGTCGCTGCTGGTGTTGAGAAAGAACGCACGTTCTGTCCAACCGCAACTTGCTCGTCTGATGCGTTAACTGTTGATGCTGGGATGAAGCCTACTAGCTCGCGTCCCACGATGTCAGCGGCACGATAGATGTCAGCCGCCAGATTTGTAAGGGTGTTTGCCATGTCCCTAATTCCTTCTGCTTGCGGTCACCTAAATAGGTTTGCCGCCGTTATTTAAGAATGCTGCCCGTGCTTTTTGTGAAAGTTTACGAAATTCAGCGTCGGGCATCGTTTTATTGCCTGCGTTACCGCCTTGGCTCGCTGGTGGCTTACCTCCACCTGAAACGCCGCTATCTCTTACAAATAGCTGTCCCGTTTCTGACGCTGCTAGTTCTTTTGCCAGATCGCTAATTGTAGCGTATCCATCGGCCCCCGAACCAGCGAGGGGTTTGGAACCATCCGCTGCCATTATACGCGGATTTCCTAAATCGTCAATTTGCAATCTACTTTGCGCCATCAGGGTCAAAGGTTCCAACCCTGCTGCAACGATCCGCTCTGATGCTAGTGCAGATTTTAACTCAGCCATAGCGTTCTGTTTTACCAAGCCAATGCGCTGAGTGCGTTCTGCGCTTAGCTGCTCCTCGTATTGCGCTTTGATTTGGGATATAATTTCTTCATTGTTAGCTTGCGGTTCTGGTGCAGGCTGCGATTGCAGCGCTTCCATTTCGGCCTTTAGACGCTCATTGGTCTTGCGCCTCCGCATAGCTTCCTCATTGGCATCCAGTAGCTTTTGGTTGGTTTCCTTTAGCTGCGCCTGCAAATCAGCAATGATTTCTGTGCTAGGGTCTGGTTGCGCTTCTGTCTCGACGGTTTGGTTTTCTTCACTCATTTTGGTTCCTCATTACAGGCCTGCTTTGGC